GAGAAGTTAGTTTCTGCTTCGTTGAACAGAGCTTCACGTGATGAAGTTGAACCCGCACCGTAACGTGACTTCATAGCGAAGATCAGTCCAGTTGGGCCATTCATTGGTTGAACACCACATACGTCATATGCGATAAGGTTAGGCATTGCACGGCGAACGAGTGAGATCAATACTGGATCCCAAGTTCCGATTGAACCAGTGTTTGCACCTTGAGGGGCTGCCTCAGTGATGAAACCTAATTCTGCACTACGTGCTTCTGCCATTGCTTTCTCTTGGTTTTCCAAGATAGCAGCAGTTACCGCTTTACGGTGGTGGTCTTTAATTTCGCCAGCAGCACTCTCGTTGAGGACTGGTGACCACTTTTCGATTAATTGATCGTAAGATTGTTGCATTTTAATTATCCTTACTTAATAGTTTTCTTGATAGCGTTAACATAGGATTCCATTGAAGACGAGATTTCTACGGTTTGATCCGCATCATCTTCAACTTCAACCTCTTCCGCTACAACGCCAGATTCTTTTTTAGCGAAGTGTGACTCGATGATGATACCAACTTTTTTAGTGAATGTTTCTTCACTATCAAAGTCGATGTCTTCAACAAGACCTTTTAACTTCTCTACTTGGGTGTCAGCAAGACCACGAGCTGCCTCAGCAATGATTGCATCACGCTTCAACACTTCGAGTTCTTCTGCCAACTTGATAGCGTCACCAGTAGTTGAGTTAAGTTTTTCTTCCAACTCAGTTACTTGTTCTGCCAGTTCGTCAACTAGGTCAACTTTTGCTTCAGGGACATCGATATAAGACTCTGTAAACAGATCCTTCATCTTTTCCATGAATGTTTCTGCGATTTCAGTACGGAGACCGTTCTGTACCGCAACCTTGTTTTCTTCCATCCAAGATTCCACTACGTAGTTGAGGTAAGAATCTACTTTCTCAATAAGATCACTCTTGATAGAGGATACTTCTTCAGATAGTTCTTCTTTATACTGTTCTTCCAAACGATCTACTTCTTCAGATAGTTTAGACTTAACAGCAGCCTCAAAGATAACCGCAGTTTTTTCCTTGAACTCTTCTGACAAAGTTGCTTCAGATTCTACCAACGCATCCAACTCGGAAGTTGTATCGATAGTTTCTGCAACTACTTCGTCCGCTTCTACGTCAACTGATTCCTTATGCACTGATTGATACATGCTTTGAAGATCAGCTTTCGCCATCTTCTGCATTTTGTCAACCATCGCACTGATTACACCAGCTTTAGTTTTTGGTGTAGGTGGGGCAGTTTTAGTAGTCGCGTCAGCAGCCTTGTCCACAGATGCAATAGATTCAGGTTCAGTAGTTGCCTCTGGATCTGGTTTGCCCTTTGGAGTAGGTGCTTGTGCTTCTTCGAGAGTTTCCTCCACGATTTCGTTATCAAGTTCATCGTGAAGTTCAACTTCGACTTTATTTTCTTCAGTCATATTGACTCCTTACATGCTAGATTTGATTAACGAGAGGAAATTCTTAAACTCACGAATCTGCACTTCTGGACGAAATGCTTTCGGTGCGGTTTTAATTTCAGTCTCTATATCTTCAATAATCTGGGGTTCCAAAATGCCGTTATTCCAAACCCAATCTACACCTTCCATGATTCCATTAACAAAAGCATCTGGTGCAGATGGATCTTGTACGATATCTACCGTACTAAGAATAAAGTCGTCTTTGACGTACATAGCGCCATTTTTTTGTTCCAGACTTCCCATACCACGAGTTGACACACCCAATTGAACGCCACCTTCAAGAAGACCTTTTACAATCTTACCCATTGGAGTATCCAAAATTTGTGCCTTTCCGACCACATCATTTCCGTCAAATTTGAGTTCCTTGATGAGGTGCGAAACCTTATCTAAGTTTACCGTTGGCCCTTCGGGGTGATTTAATTCCCCAACCGCACGGTTCTTAGAAACTTGTTGATCGACATATGTACCTACTGCCTTTTCCATAATAGGTTTAGGATACACACGTCCATTTCTGTTCTTTTGATCACACTGTGCAAAGACTCCTTCAATGACGAAATCTTTCTCGCCATTTTCTTTCTTCTCTACAATGCACTGTAGATCTTGTTCTGTGAATTCACTAATTAACTTCATTTAAGTTTACCACCTAGTGATGTTACTGTGGACTTCAATGCCTTCATTGCGTCTGACTCTTTCTTGAATGTATCAAGTTTGTCACCGTCAATGAATACAGTGAAACCCTTTGGTTCCTTTTGTATTGTAACAGGAACTTTAATACGTCCTGTAGTTTTTGCGCTATAGACCGACTTACCTTTAGATGCAGTCTTTTCGCGAATCTCTTTAAATGTTTTCACTACAAGTTTCCTCTACAATACTTTTATTTATACAAATGAAGTTTTTTATAACGAAAAAATCTTAACTTTCTTCGACTTCTGTCTCTTCTTCAGTCTCTTCTACGTCAAGATCAAGGTCTTCGACCTCTTCTTCGTCATCGAACTCTAGTTCAGTTTGACTGTCGTCCGCTTCTGCTTCGACATTATACTCAACATCATACTCTTCGACCTCTTCTTCAGACGGTTCACCACCATTAAAGATATTACTTGCGACTGCAACTTTCTCTGCTTCCATCGCATCTGTCATCTTGTGGTTCAACATATCGTCAAACAAATCCTTTGCTTGGTTGAAATTTGAAGCCGCAATTGCGTCAACAAAATTACCAAGGTTTACTTCTTGTTGAGTTGGTTCTACTTGTTCCACTTCATTCTCCTTTACATTGTCTGTGTCACTCATTATTTTCTCCTACTTTTTCACCGTCATCATACTGGTCGGTTTGTCCATCCCAGTTTAAATCAGACTGTTCTGCCATTCTTTCTTTAAAACTCATCTTCGTCCTCATTTCCTGTTTCAGCATTTGCCTCCACCGAAATCTGTTTCAAGATAGTTTCGACTTCATCTTCTTGCATCTGCAAGACATTTTTCCACACCCACTCTTTAGAGAAGTATTCACCCACATACTGAGATACTTGATCCATAGTCTGTAGTCTTTCTCTGAGGACTTCTGCGTCCTTGAGTTCAGTGAAGTGATTGTCACGGATAAAGTCAACCGTGATATCATTCTTCCACATATCCCAATCTTGTTCGGTGATAACACCTTTCAAGACTAGTTGTTTCTTCAGAATGTTTAAGAACAGATTCGCGAATCGTTTACGCAACCTGTCAATAAACTTCTGGAACTTAACTTCGTCTCTGTTGATCTCTGTTGCACGACCAAGAGAGAACTGTGCCTCTTGTT